CTAACTAATATCATCAATATGGAACTCTGCATTCGGATATTGTTCACTTAACTTTTCTAACTCTCTCTCATTTTTTTCGTCATCTTCTCCAACACTATCAATAAATACTGGTGTAGCTACATTTAAGTCTACCTTTTCTGTAAATAAGCTATGGTATCTACCGAGTAAGTCACGAGCTTTTAAACGATCACTAGGTTTTATTGGTACTTTAACAGTTTCCACATGCTCATTATATACGAGGTTCATTCTTCCACTGTCTGGATTACGTTCAAATGTACCTTTCTTTACTACAGCTTCTTTAGTTTCCGTCTCGTCACCTACTGCTGCTTGAGTTAATAGATACAGTAACTCTTTGGCTGATAAAATAGTATCGTCCATAATCTCGTCTTTCTTACTTTTAATATATTCGTCTACTTTATCTTTTCGTAATAACCTACTACCTGTTACATGTGCACTATTCGGGCTATATCCTGCCTTTATAGCGCTTTGAGTAACGTTGAGTGTCTTAATATACTCATTCGCAAAACGCTCTTGTTTTGGCGTTAATTTGTCCATTGAATCACGCTCCTTGTTTTATTATTTTATTTAGTAAACCATCAAATAACTGTTGGACTCTGGATTGGGTAATTTCTAGTATTTGAGCTATATCGCCAAATGTGCGTCCATTACATAGCAACATAAAAATATTGTATTCTCTAAAATCTGCAATACGATCAACCAGGATATCTAGGTCATTCATAAATATATGTTCATCTGCATTAATTGTTTGATATGAATATTCGTCTACATCATCATTTAGCGTAAAGAAATCATTAACTGATACATCCTTATAATCATCATCCACATTATTATGGTAGTTTAATATAAAGTCTTTCAGTGCCTCCTTATCACCAACAAACATAATCACACCACCATTGTATGTTGTGGCTCACTAGCCTTTGTTAAAGGCTTATCATGATTAATGTTGTATAAATCTACCTGCAAACGTTCAATAAGCTCATGTGACTTGATACGTCCATGTGATTGCATATATCTAACAACCTGCCGTTGCTCTTCTTGTGAATAGGTATTGAGTATTTGTTTTAATAAATACAATCGCATTGCTGAATCATCTTTAAAACGTTTCAAATTATCTTTAGTTTCACTGATCCATATCACTAAATTATCAACGGGATAAGATACAGAAATAACACCCATAATATCGTCACATGTTGTTATTGAGGTGCTTAAGTGATACATTTCATCTATATGTGACTGTGCCGTTTTAATTTTAGAATTAATATATTTAGGATTATATTTTGTTAATAACTCATATTCAGATATCTTTGATTGTTGATATGATTCATTAGTATGTTCCTGCACGATAATACCCCCAATAATATAGAATGAGCCTACCCAATTAAGGATAGGCGCTAGTTAGTTTTATTTGTTATAAACGTATTGTTTTTTTATTGAGCTTGTTGTCTTGCACCATCTTTTTTAGCTTTAGCATATTTCAATTGGTTATTGTATCTATCTGCTAAAGGCTTAATGACCACGTAACCCTCATCATCTTTTGTGATAACTGAACCATTATTTGCCATGCCAATTTGTCTCAACACATTAAACTGGTAAGCTAGATTGTCATGTTCTTCATTGTTCTCAAATGGATATAACACGGCTTGTTTTAATGCTGTTAGAGAGAATGACACTTGACTTTGTTCACTTTCAGATAAACGTTGGTCAAATGCTTTTTGTAATAAACTTAATTCAAATACGTCTATTTTTTCTGCGTCTGCCTCTCTAATGTAATCCATAATTTCTGAATTACTATAAAACGATAATCTCGCCTCTAAATTTTGACGTTTGATTAATTCAGATTGTGGGTCTTCCACATCATCTCTTGTTAATTCCTCTTCAATTTCATCCATACGTGCTTCAATACGTTTTAATTTGTCACTAGCAAATTGTTTAAATTCATTTTCAATTTGAGTTACTTTCGGTTTCTGTTGTTCATCAATGATATCCATTCTATAACCACGTTGGTACATAATGAACGTTTCTTCTAAAAATTGATCTACTTTATCTAATAAATCCTTATATTTTCTATCGTTAAATAATACATCATATGCACTTCCAGTTTTCATTGTCATATTCAAATACCTCTTTCGTTTTTATTTTATAATTTAATACGTTTTAAAGCCTCATAACGTTTCATACTACCGTCTGCTAATCTTTTAATACTTTCCATTGCTTGCTGCTTTTCTTCATCGGTAGTAATGATGTAATAACCACGTTCATGTTTTTTATAGCTACATCCTATAGGATAACTATAATCATCAATCAATTTGCTTATAGCATTTCTTAACCATCTTTCATTAGATGAATTATATTCGTACCCCATTAAGTTAAGTATCTTGGACTTAGTTATATACTTATCTGTTGAGTTCTGAATAGTATCAAAAATTCTTAAATATTCGTTTGGTACCTTTGTTTTTTCTTTTTCAATTGTTTTCACGATTATAACCTCCATTTTTTCTCTCGATGGACGTTACACGTAATAAAAATGTAAAAAGGAGTAGTTTTTTATTTTGAAACGAGAATTCTTACTAACTATATTATACTAAATTTACACTTAAAACACAAACTTATGTTCCTGTTTTTACTCATTTTATTTTATACTTAACAACCCTAATAAACATTGAATTAACAGCTTTTATAAGTGTTTTACATATACTATCACACACTACGACACAAGAACATAAGTTCTAATTAATTTGCATTTTAACCCCTCATGAAAATTAAGCGCTTAGCTTTTTTTAGTTTTTATATAGGAGCCACACACTACATGTGACCCCTTATTTACCTACTTACTCACACTATAGTACGATTCTTTCAATTCACTTAACTTACGCTCTAACGTCTTATAATCGTCTTGTGTAGCATTCTCATCTTGTACAAATGCAGTAACCAACTTCAATCCCTCAACTAACTCTGGTGCTGGTTCATTAATTCCAGTAGCTAACTGATACAATGCCTCCATATTACCTATAACATCTGCATTACTAGTTTGAACGCCCTCAAGTTCATCTATATTGAAATCTCTACTCATGTAGTCGAACATATCGCTATTGTTACTTTCAGCAAAGATTTCTAGACCATACATAAAATAATCATTATCAAACATAAAACTAGCCATCATATCGCTTATAGTGTCATGTGTGCCATCATGTAAATCATAACCAGCATAATACCCCTCAATGCTCTCTATAAGTTTCTCAGTATGCTTTTCTGAGGCAATCTCGAAAGTTTTTCTCACTTCACAATCTTTTATTAATACATGAGCATACATTTTACCTTTACTTACTAGATACACAGTATTAAACGGATCGTTATATATCTTAAATGCAAAAGGTAATTTATAACTATTTTCACATAAGCCAGTAAAATATCTTAATAGTGTTGCTGCTCTAGTTTCAAATTCATTTGCGATAATCTCTACATTCATTTTATTCATCTCCTTCATTTTTTGTTTTACTGAATTGTTCAAATTCACCTGTCTTGGGATTAAATTTTTTAATATAACGAGCAGGAGCCTTATCAATACATCCCATATCATCACTGTCATAGAAATTAATATGGTGTGCTTTTGTTAAAGCCATACATACGATTGGCGAATACCATATTTCTTCATCATCTATATATTCAACAAATAAATTCTCTGGTGCTGGTATAAGTTGAATCGGAGCATCATAGTCCAGTCGGCTATATATTTCATCTTTTTTATTCACTTTAAACGCACTCCATTTCTTTCTTACAAATATTAAATGCAACAGGCAACCAATGATCTGTTTTAATATATTTAGACTTCACTATCGGTAAGTCCAACCCTTTACCATCAACTAGATAAATAATTGGTGGACAAATATCCATCTCAATTAATCCATCTCGTTTAAGTTCAGCAATAATATTAAACGCTTCTTGGTTCCATCCAATCCAAAACACTATATTTGGATGTTGGCCACTTGTATATGCTCCATCACCTTTATAATTAAAGTTATTTTCTTCAAATACATTTTCTATTTCTACAAAAGTAGTTCCATCGTGTGATTTTATATATTCTAAAATTTTTGATTTTAATTCATTCTTATTCATTTTCTTCCTCCTAAAATTGTATAGGTGTCCCACTGTCTTATTTGCATTGTTTTTTAGGACACGCAAAGACACCCTTCAATCCTCACTCCCTCAAGGGGTTTGATTAATCTGTCTTACTGTCTCCCTACTTACTACCTATATATCTATATTTCGTACTTTGTATATATATTCTGTAAAACTTTTAACTAAAAACTATCAAGACACCAAGACACTTATAGCATGGCATTACTGCCACAAGGGATTAAAGGTGTCTTAAACCTGTCTTATAAGTGTCTTACTGTCCTAAAATTTATGACGATTCGACTTTAAGTTCCTTATAGTAAGAAGATAAATCTATGCTAAAACCATACTGCTTGCCTATGCCTTCACCATATCGCGTTTGCTTTTTCACTGTGCTACAATATCGTGTATTTCTTAACGCTTTATCAATCTTTCTTAAATGATGTTGTTTTGGTTGGTCATCTCGTTTCATCATCACTTTCCAAATTTCCATACTACATACTTTGTCACGCCATACATAAGCACCTGGTTTTGTATTTGGTAATTCAATTAATTTACCGTCACCATATAATTTAATGTAATCTTGGTCTATAACATCGTGAGCAGATATTCTTTTTTCTTCTAATGTTCTATACCAATAGTCAGATGGAATAGGACGCTCAAGAAATTCTTCAATTTCACCGACTAAAGCATCTTTTTCAGAATGTTCTTCTTGGACTTTCAATGCTGTTTCACTAGCTTCTTTATCTAACAACAATGCTTTATCCGTTGGATCATCATCAAAATAAACTTTAGCTTCAGCAAACATTTGTTGAACAATGTCTTGTGTTAAATCGTCAAACGGACTTTTAGTTGCTTTATTTTTATCTGTCGTAATAGGAAAGAAACGACGGTTACCTGTTTGGTCTTTTAGAAATTCATAATTATTTGTCGTACCTATAAACACACATTGGCGTGGATGTCGCTCAATACGTTTACCGTATGAAGCTCTATAAATATCTACAATCGCACTAATGAAACTTTTAATATCTTCAATAGTAGACTTTTGAAATGCTGCGAGCTCTTCTATCTCACACAACCAGGAACCTTGTATTTTTTTATAGGACTCATCACCTTTAAACGTTTTTAAACTTTGGTTATACCAATGACCACCTAATTTACTTACTGTCGTAGATTTGCCATCACCTTGCCCGCCATATAAAATAATCATTGAATCGTATTTGATACCAGGATGATAAATTCTAGCAACCGCACCCATCATCCATTTTTTAGTCACTTCACGGTTATAGTGATTATCTTCAGCACCTAAATAATCAATAAATAATGTTTCAATTCGTTCTACTCCATCCCATGTTTTAGATTCAATCATGGACTTAATAGGATGAAATTTATTATGATAAGCTTCTTTTTCAATGACGCTATCCATAATGTCACGACTAAATTGCACATTATAATATCTATCTATATGAGAAATGACATGAGTTGTATCAATATCAGCCCAATAATAATTATTATCATCGTTGGTACGCCAATATGGTAGACGTTTTAGTTTAGTAATTTTTTCAAAGGAATCGTATTGTACTAACCCTTTTAAACTTTCATCATTTTCCATTATCAATTCTGCGTTTGCAGTGGTCTTTTTAAGGGCTTGTGTTGTGGCTGATCGTCTTAATTTACTGCGCCAATCATCACTATTGGCCAAATAATTATTTTCATCAATCAACTCAAATACTTCTTCTTTGGTTACATCTTCCAAATAAAAACCTCCTTACTTATTCTTACTATCTTTCTTCAAAATGCTTTTGAATGTACGATTAACTTCCTTTTGTTCAATTGGTGGTCTGCAGGTCATCGCCCATGCGCTTACCAATCCGTAAACAAGGTTAGCGTCCACATAACGACGCAATAGGTACCCTGTTAAAGAAGCTAATGTTTGATTACGCTCACCTTTACCAACGCCAAAAGCAATTTCACGCCAATACGCACTGTCATGTTTTTTTAATTGATTTGAATAATTCACTGTTATAGCTTCGTTTTTAACAACCATCTTGTTTAATTCTTCAGTGGAAATTGCTGGTGCATCATTATATTTAAAAATGTAAATTGAATCTTTTGATTTTTTTACTGGTAAGGCCATAGCTTGAGACGGAACAAAACTTGCTTCATCTACTGTGTAGCCAATATAACGTGCTAATCCATTTGAATACTTCCGATAGTCTGATGCACTCACTGGCTCATTTAAAGGTACTATAAGACGAATACGAGGCTTTTCAACAGTATATGAATACGTTGTGTGAAATACCCAAGATATATGTTCCAATTTAGTTTTCAGCACTTCATAAAGGCCTCTAAAATCTTTGATTTCGTCATAGTCCAATGTAATAGCAGTTCGATTGATTAAAGTTTGATCACTACGATATTTACTAATAGTTTGATTATCTTTTTCAACATCTTCAAAATCACCATATACACATAAACCACGTATATATTTATCTGAGTTGATTCTTGGTATTTGTAGTTTATCTAACCACTTAGACCATTCACATAAGCCAGAACCATTACATGAATTTGAATACAAATTTTTATATTGAACAATTTGAATTTTAAAATCGTTATTTAATTTCACTTTATGAAATTCCAATTTTTGACCTCCATGTATTAAAACAAGAGCAAAGATGTTATAATACAAATGGAGTATTTTCTTATTGCTCTTGTATTTAATAAAATTTATACATTATGCGTTATCTGATTTAGTCGCCAAACTATTCACATCAGATGACGCTCTTTTTATAACTGTATCAATATCACCTAATTCACTTTCATAATCACGAATAACTGATAATAATGTTGATACAATAATGAAGTTTGATTTCATATTGTCATTAGTCTGTTTTTCTCCTACTACTTGATTACTTTCTCTATAATAATCTCTTAATTCTTCAAGTCCTTCTTGTTCGTCACATACATAGTCAATGACTGCTTGGATCTTATTAGAAATATCTGCTATTTCAAAACTCTCTTTAATTTGTTTTAAATCTTTAAGCATTTACTACTCCTCCAAACTTTCAACAAAAGCTAGCATTTCTTCAACAGCCATTTTTAAATCTTCAATATCATCTTTAGTTAAGAATTTACTAATATTAGAAGCTTCGTAAATGCTAGGAAGATCTGTAAAAGTTTCAGTAGCTTGAACAAGATTTTTGTATTCTTGATAATCATTAGTGATTTCTAAAATCTCATTATCATTCAAGTTAGGATATTCATTTTTTATAACTGACGCATCTCTGTTATGACGTTTTTGTAATAGTTTGCTCATTTTTTTAGTGTTCTTTTTGCCATTTACGATATGATCATAATTCAATTTACCTTCAATATTTCTATAATCTTGTTTATTTAATTTATTCATTTTATTCATTCTCCTCATTGATATTAAAATTTTTCTCTAACTCTTGGACTGCCCATTTCATTATTAATTCAAGATGTTTTTCTCGATTAATTTCTGAAACCACCTCTTGACCATTTATATACTCCGTATGCTCATAACTCTCAAATTGATTAAAGATACTTGTTTTAAGTTGATAGTTTATATGTTCTATCACTTCAAGTTGCTCTTGTTCCATCTTATTCATCTTCCTTGTACTCGTACTTATCAACAATTGGTAGTGTTAAAGTTTGTATTAGTGCAGTTATTGCAATTCCATGAATAAAATCAATAGAGTATGCATATAAGCAACCAATTGTTATAGCTAGTATAGAAATCAAAATATATAGTTTCATTAACCTTCACTTCCTTTAAGAAATCGCTTTAATTTTAGTGCCAAATAATTCATCAATTGGCATGTCATACATTTCTGAAAGAATCTGACACTCATTTAAATTAAATATTGCTTTTCCCGATTCTTTGAGTTGGTATCGTTGTGGACTAATACCAAGTTTGCTAGCAACTTTCTTTTGAGTATCCCCCTTTTCTTTCCTAGTGATGTACAACATTGGATAAGCTAAATTAGTCATTTATATTACCTCCTTAATTTTGTACACAATTTTGTGTACATTTGCATTATAAACCTAAAAAGAAATTTATACAAGTAAAAGTTCATAGATTTGTGTTCTTGTGAACAAAAAAGTGGTAGAATATAAACTGGAGGTGATCTATATGGATGAAATGACACTAGGTGATTATTTGAGAAATTTAAGGAATAACAAAAATGTTACAACAAGAGAATTAGGTGATTTAATTGGTTATTCATATAGTTACATAGCTTCAATAGAAACGGGCAAACGAAAACCTAGAGAAGCAGTTGTAGAGAAATACATTTATCAATTGGCTTATAATAGTGAAGAATTAAAGAAAATCAAAATAGATATTTCTAATATTACGAACGGAGAATATTATAAAAGTTACTTAGTTAATTATGATGATAGCGATTCAAAAAATAACACTATTAAAAATGACATAGATTCAATGATTATCAAAGAAAATTCTGAGTTATCTAAAAAAATTTATAATTTCCCAATTAATGACATTTTCTATCATCTTAATGATAAGTATAATTCTAAATTTTTTGATGGAATAAAATTGTCTGATAGTGATAGGAAACATATTATCAAGTTAATTAGCAGCACTTTAATGACATCAATTGAAAATGATATAAATTTTACTGCTAGTAATATACACCTTAAACAAAATCATATTTATAAACTCGAAAAAGACTATAAACAAATCATAGATGAGTATCAATCAGTTAGTGATGATGAAAATGAGAAAAGAAAACTAGAAGTTCAAATAGAAGTTTATAAGAAGGTAAAAAAAGAATTAGATCATGAACTTGCTATATTAGAGCGCGAAAAGAATGAAAAATTCAGTAAATTAAGAACTCTCAAAAAGATTTTCATGGATTAATAAGTAGGTGATTACTATAGAACACAACTTAAACCTATCCCACAATATATATAAAGACGCTAAACGTGGCACTTATTACTTTCGTATTAAATACTATGATAAGAAGAATCAACGTAAAGAAATAAAAAAGAGTGGCTTTAAACAACGTAAAGAAGCGTTGAAGAAATGTAATGAACTTATGGACGAGTTAGAGGGTATTGGACAAATAAATAAACTTCCTTTCGATAAACTCGTAGATGAGTATATAGAGTGGTATTCTGCACGTCGCAAGTCATCTAGTGTTAAAGCATTAAAGACACATACAAACAACCATTTGCTACCTTATTTTAAGTCTATGGATGTCTTTAATATGACTACACAGGATGTTATGAAGTTTCAGAATACTAAGTTAAAAGAGGGACACTCTGGAGAGTACCTAAAGAAAATGCACGTGTTCCTAGTATCGTTACTTAACCATGCTATGAAGTTTCATGACCTAAAGCAAAATGTAGCCTCTCTAGTAGGTAACTTTGAAATTGAATCAAATAAACGTTTGAACTATTGGACATTAGAACAATTCAATCAATTCTATGAGGCTTTAGCTACACAACAACAAAAGTTATTCTTTAAGCTACTGTTTTACTCTGGTGCACGTAAGGGGGAAATTAGAGCTCTCACATGGCGTGATATTAACTTTGAAGATGAATTTATCCATATAAACAAAACGGACTATCACGGTGAAGTGACAGCCCCTAAAACAAAATCAGCCATACGTGATATATACTTACCTACTCACATGATGAATGATATTAAAGATTATTTAAATTGGTACAAAGAAAATAATGTATATAAAGATGATTATGTATTATTCGGTACATTCTTCAAAGCATACAGTGAATCAACTATAGATCGTTGGTTTACCACTGCATTAAAAGTGTTAGATGAACAACTGCCAGACGGTCATACATTCCCTAGAATTGTAATTCATGAGTTAAGACATAGCCATGCGTCTATGCTAGTCAATCATGGTGCAAGTATCATGGTAATAGCACAGCGTTTAGGTCATGCAGATAGTAATGAAGTATATAACCGATACGGTCATTTGTACCCTAGTACGCAGAAAGAAATAGTTAAATATTTGTAAGGAGAAGATATATGATAATTAACGGTTGGAAACTTTATAATAATTCAAATATCAATTTAAATTTTATAGATAATAAAAATAGCATACAAGCCATTAGTCAAATGACACCAGCTTTTTGGGTTTACTTTGAATTTGATTTACAAAAAGAGGAAATAATAGATATTAATCCAAAGTTATGCTCAGAAATAAATAAAGATAATAAAACAATTAAACTATTTGATAAACAATCACCCTAA